GTCACTCGAACCCGCGCCGCCTTCGTCAGCGCAGGCAGCGAGTAATCAGGGCCAACCGCTTTGCCCATAGGCTTCTTCGATGTCGGCATGCGTCACCTCCTCGTCGAAATATAGGGGAAGGCAGGTCTACTGGGAAGGAAGAAGTGCGGGAGAGCGAGGAAGACACTCTGTCAAAGGGGTATTTACGCTCCTAGAGGCGCACGGTCGATCGGCGGGGGGTGGGGGGTCGGCGGCCCCGAAAACGGGCGGGTCGGCCCGCGGATCGCCGATAAGCCGCATTATGTTAAATCGGGGGTCAATGATTTCAACGGGTTAGCAGCCATGCGGTTATCGCATGCGAAAAAGGTAACAGGATACCCCATGCTGCACCCGCATCCATGCAGCCGACGCATGCCGACCGAGGCTGCCTCGCGCGGGAGCAGGTTGCGACAGTGCCTCTGGTATACACACTCTCACACCCTCTCAGCGCCCCGCTGACAGGCATCTTGCCCGCCCGCCACCTTGCCTGCACCCATGCCGACATGCCCGTTCTCCGGCGCTCTCATCGGCTCTCAGTGCCGAATGCCTTCTCGAGGTCATCATCGATCTGCTCGCTGGCTGTCTTCGTGACGCCGACGATCTCTGCCCCCGCCCACAGATCCTTGACCGCGTCGACCACCGTGTTCTGCATCTGCCTAAGTGCGACGGCCACCTCGCGGGTTGTGTAGATCCGCCGCCCCGGCCGCAGCCTGCTGGCCTGCTCGTGGAGTGCTGCGTGCCTGATGATGCAGAAGCTGCCCTCGTCGTCCACGCAGTCCCAGATGTCCGGCGGCAGGATGTTGGCCGGGTCTGCCGCTGCTTCAGCATCCATCGCGGCCAACCCACGCAGGCAGACGATGACCCAGGCTTTGACCTTCTCTGCATCCTGCTCGCCGACGGCATCATGCAGGCCGGCGCATGCCTTCGCCCACCGTGCTGCCATCTCGACCGAGATCAATTGCGGCAGGCGATCATATCCATATTTGCCGTCGAGCCTTTCCAATTCCCTTTGCAGCGGTGCCAATATCAAATCGCATTCAATCTCTTTGGCCGTCGCTGCCCTGTGCAGGATGCGATCATGCTTGCGCTGGAACTCAGGCGGCCGCCGTGTCCTGTCCTTCTGCCGATCTGCCACACTCATCTCCACACCTCACCTCACACTCAGCCCCATCGCCCGTGGAAGCAATCCTCACCACACCACCACCTGCCCCCTAAAGGGGGGGCAGTGGTGTGGATGGTATGGTGAGGCTTTCAGCTTCCACACCTTCCACACCGATCCACACCACACCAACACAAGGTGTGGAACAGCCAGCCCCTGCCTCACGAGATCTCCTCGAGCCTGACGCGCTCGCCGGCCACGACGACAGGGATCTCTCTGCCTGTCCTCGGATCGTGGATCTTTTCGACGGCAAGCACGCCGGTCTTTTTCCATTCCCGCAGAATGGAATTGACCCTGCCTTTTACCTTCTTGTCGCTGATGTCCCAATCAAGCCATTCAGCTAGCTTAATTCCGATCCAATCGCCTGATTGCGAATTGTCCCTGAGCGGCTTACCTGCTTCCACGGCGGCGGCGGCGATGTCCTGCATCTTGCGTGCGTCGGCGGCCTTCACCCCGTCGAATGCGTTTGGCATCTCGAACGGAACGCAGACGCCGATCCACTCGCCGTTGTCGATCTCGACGGAGATCATGCGACGGTAGACGGCTGCGTGGGCCGGCGGCGCGAGGTTTGCTTTGCCGTCGTCCACGCGGAAGATGCTGCGTGCGTCGGCCTCGTCGACACCGAGCTTGAGGGCGTCGTCCTCGGCTACACGATTGACGACGCGGGCCGCGCGGGCTGCGCCGATGAGTGCGCCGGCTCCTCTGATGCTGTCCACGCTGGCGTCATCGCCGTTGCCTTTGCGGACATGGTGAACGAGCATGACGGAGCAGTCGCCATCGCGTGCGAGCTTTCGCAGCATGGCGACGACGGCCTGCACGGCTCCGTTGGAGTTCTCGTTGACGAGGTGAACGCTGACGAAAGGGTCGAAGATGACGACGCCGATGTCGTGCTTCTTCACGCGCTGGATCATGGCGTCGAGCATGGCGTCATTCTTCAGCAGCCCGTCGCGGTTCTCGGCGGCGAGGGTCAGCTCGAAGGTGTCTTCGCCGTCCATGAAGAGCTTGCCGGCTATGTCTGCGGGCTTGATGCCGTAATGCTTCATGGCGGCGATCGTGCGCATTTGCATCTCGGCTATCGGATCTTCGAGGTTCACGAGCCAGACGTTGGCCTGCTCTTTGACCTTGGTGCCGAGCAGCTCGCGGCCTGTTGCGATGGCGAGTGCTTCGACGGTGACGAGGCATGTCTTCCCGATGCCGCCTGCGGATGCGAGGACGCTGACGTAGTGCCGGATGTAGTCGAAGCCGTAGACCCAGCGTCGGCGGGGGATGCTGGCTGCGTCGAAGCGGGTGAAGGGCGTCGGCCATGCGTCGGGATCGGGCGGCGGGTCGGCGGCCGGGATGTCGTCGGGGATGTCGTCGGGCGTGTCGAAGGCGTCCTCGTCGGCAGCCTCTGGCGCTGCCGGAGCGGCGGCATCTTCCTCGACGGGTGCCGACACCGTGTCGAAATCGTCGAGGCTGTCAGCGGGCTGCGCAGGGGCTGGCAGGAGGGTTTGCGCGCGCAGCTCGGCCCCATATGCGCGGACGGCTGCCCTCATGTCGCCGCCGTGTTCGAAGAAGCAGAAGAGGTCGAAGGCGTCACCCCAGGTGAAAGAGTGCGGGCCGATCGTCTTCGCCCTGCCCAGCCCGTTGGCTGCGTCGGTCGAAGAGAGGCTGACCCAGTGGCTGCCGTAGTCACGGGTGGCGAAGGAGGCCGACGTTTGCAGCGGCGATCGATAGTGTGAGGAGGATCCGCGCCGGGTGTATCCGTACTTGTCGAGCAAGTCGGCGATGGTGTGGCGGGAGTTGAACTCGTCGACCGGGTCTGCTTCCTGCGGGCGCTCGAGGCGACGGGCTGCCCGCTCTCGTTCACGGGCCTGCCGATCGGCGGCTGCCTGCGCGATGGCCTCCTGCTCGCGCTGTTGGCGGGCGTGCATCTCCATCTCGATGCGGCTGCCTTCGAGGTCGAAGGTTCGATCCCTGACGACCATCGTGTCGTAGTAGACGGGCGCGCCGCTGGGCTTGCGGCGGTCTGGCGGGATGTTGGGCAGATAGATGGGCTGCCCGCAGCGTGCCAGCGCGGGGTCGCATTGGATGCCGCGCTTTGCCATGAGGTCGAAGAGTGTGGCCTGGGTGTCCTCGTATTCCGCGCCTGTCAGGATCTGCTTGATCGGGATGAGGACGCGCCATTTCTGCTCGTTCTTGCTGGCGCTGGATGACGAGTAGACGATGACGGCGCAGCGGCCTGTAATCTCGTGGACGGCATCGACGACGGCCGGCTTGTCATGGTTGCCTGTGTCGATGTCGAGGGCGAGCATGCGGTATTGACCGCGTTGGCGCTGGGCCTCGTGCGATCTGCCGTCGTGCTGTCTGTAGGTAGACGGGATGATGAAATCCGACTCGAGCTTCTCGACGGCGGTCGGCGCGCGCACGCGGTTGATGATGCCGAAGAAATCGATGCCGTCGTATTCCGCGCCGGGCTGCTCGATGAGTGTGTTGTAGGCCCCGTGGGCCAGCAGAAACATGGGCTTTTGCATCACGCCGGCCTATGTGTAGTGTTGCCAGCGCGTGCCGCATACTCTATCTTGTGCATCGCGGATCTCTCCCATCTGCATTGTCGTACCTCGAACTTGACCCCGGCCGCGACCTCCCCGCGACCGGGGTCTCTTTTTTCAGAAGGGGATGTCGTCCCCCAGCACGTCTTTGATGGGCTTGGCAGGCTCTTGCACGCGGGGCGCAGGGGCTGGCGCGGCGGCCGGCCCGAAGTCGTCGAGGCTGCCAGACGGGCTGCCGTCGCTGTCGAAATCGTCCAGCCCGCCGTCGCCGTAGATCGGCTGCGTCACCTGCACGGTGTCGAGGATCATGCTGATGCCGCCCTTGCCGTCGGGGTCGACGGCCGGGAAGGCCCATGCCCGAATGCTGCCGACCGAGCCTGACCAGATGGCGAGATCCGCCAGCGGTGCCTTCGATGCGTCGATCACCTTCGGCGCGGTGTTGGCGGTGCCGTCGCCTTTGGTCCCCGTGCGCTTGGCCGTGAACGTGACGCTCTGCCCGTCCTCGGCCTTCTTCATGCCGAAGATCTTGCTGAACGCGGGCAGCTTCGGGTTCCGGCCGCGGCATCCTTCGTAGTGCTGCTTGAGCTGGCCGTGCAGTGCGCGTGCGTCTTCGGTCGGCATGGACCATGCGACAGACCATGCAGCGCCCTGCGCCGTGGGCTGGCACGGCTCGCTGGCCTGCTTGCCGGTGTTGAACCGGTATGTCTTGTCGAGCTTGGGGTAAACGAGCTTCACCCCTTTCACGAGTACTTTGAAGAAGTCATCGTTGTTCGCCATAGATCTCTCCTTTGCTGGCGGGGTTGTCAGATGTGTTCCGGGTTGCTGGCCTGCGGCGGCCAGTCCTCGAGCTGCATGCCGAGGTGCAGGCCCATGTCGGCGAGTCTTTCCTTGATCTGCATTAGGGATCTGTGCCCGAAATTTGGATGCAGCATCAGTTGCCTCTCAGTCTTTTGGACCAGATCGCCGATGTAAACGACGCCCTCGTTCTTCAGGCAGTTGGCAGCGCGGCATGGCAGATCAAGCTCGCTGGCCTTCTTCATCAGGGCTGGAATGTCGCTCGCCATAGATCTCTCCTTTGCTGGCGGTCTTCAGAAATCTTCGGGGTCGTCGGCGGTCATCCAGCCGGGCTGGCTGATCATGTTGACCTCGGGCCATCCGGTTGTGTAGTCGCCTTTGGCCTGCGCGTCACGGATCTTCAGCAGTGTCTGCGTGATGATCTGCTGGCAGGTGTCGAGGTAGTCGGCATCGATCTCGTGGATGCAGACTGCGTATGGAGCGTCCTTCTCGATCGCGAAGAAGAAGAACCTGTCGGCCTCGTGGCCGGCGTTCTGTAGCACGCGCATGTAGAAGGCGGCTTGGATCGCGTAGCCATACTGGTGGACATCGCGCGAGAACTGCCGCGGGCTGGCCGACGTGCAGGTCTTCAGATCGACGACGAGGGCGTCGGCCTCGATGTAGATGTCGGGCCGGCATTTGATCTCGACGCCCGTGATCCGATCGGTGGCGAACACGCTGCCCTCGGTGATCCGCGGGCGATCCATCCATTCGGGTGCCTGCACGAGGGCGGCATGCGCGATGTTCTTCGCGAGATCGTATTCGCCCTGCGGCAGCAGGATGTAGCCGTCGAGGTCGGCGGCCAGCTTGGCATCCTTCCACGCGGTGCCACGGCGGTCGCCGGGTCCGCAGCGGACGAGATCCTTCTCCGGCTCGAGGACGAGGGCATGCACCGCCGACCCGAGGTCGAAGGCTGCCGACTCCTTGCGAGGGGCGAGCTGCCAGTGGCGCAGGGATTTCAGATAGACGGTCTTCACATCCGAGCTGCTGATCGCAGGGTGTGCGTGGTAGGCGTCGTTCGACAGGTCTGTGCGGATCATCTCTTCCCCCATCCATAGAGTGCAATGAGTGCTGCCTCGGCTCGCCCATCGTGCTTGGCGAGTTTCCACTGGTCGGCATCGTCGGGCCACGTCATCGACGCGAGCTGCCTGCTGGCTGCCTTGTCGGCGGACAGGCGCAGGGCCTTCTTCCATGCCGACGGCTCGACGAATCGTGTCGGCACGCCGGCGAAGGCGAGGCAGGCTTGCAGGATGCCGAAGCCCTCGGCGATGGTGGCGACATGTCGCACCCCGATCTTCGGCGGGTAGAAGGGGCGCTCGACCCATGCGACGGACACCTTGCCGATCGCCGACAGCAGCTCGCGCCGGCCGTCGATTGTGTCTGGCATGTCGTAGGTGGTTACCTGCCATTCGGCCACGTCGAGAGCGGCGAAAGCGCCCTGTTTGCCGGGGTCTATGCCGAGTATCTTCATGCGGTCTGCCTCTCAACGTAAGCCGTCAGGGCGGCGAGATCCCGCTCGGTTGCTTCCTGCTTGTTCGCCATCAGCCGCCAGAGGCGGTCGTATTTCATCCCTGTCGCCTGGGCGACGGCCGTGAGCCGCCGGTCGCCGAGCCGTTCTCGCAGTGCTTGCATCGTGTAGAGCATGGTTGGCCCTCCTTCGACGCGGACCCTAACCGCATGTCGCGCGGCTGGCAACAGGGCGCGTGAGATTATTTTCGCGGGATGTGTAATTGACTGTTGACTGTGTCGAGGGAGTGCTTATGCTGTCTGACGGCAACGGGGGCTTCGGCCCCCACCATCCACCAAGGGAGAGACGAGATGACCGAGATCGACACCCTCAAAAGCAAGGTCGCCAAGCAGCGCAACGAGATCGCCCGCCTCGAGCAGAAGATCGCTCAGCTGGCGCTCGACAAGCTGCAAATGCACCGCGACATTCTGGCACTGAAGATCAAACTGGGAGAGCAAGCATGATTGACTATTGGGTCGAATGGAAAATCGTCCTCGACGGCGGCATGTATGTCGAGCGGGACGCGATCGCCTGCTTCCGGGTTCAGCCCGGCGATCACTGGATCGAACTTGAGACGATCACCATCGACGGCTGCATCTATCACGCGAGCATCATCGAGAAGCAGATCGGCAAGCAGGCTATGGCCGACATCATCAAGCGGGCCGAGGCATGGTGGGACGATGACGGCTATCGCAACTGGCGGTCTGACAACGAATGGAATGGAGCGCGGTTTCATGCGTGAGGATCTTGGCAGAATGGCGCAGCACTTCGAGCGGCTGCAAGACGACCCGACGAAGCCCCGCCTGCGCTGCCTGCTGGCGGGTGCGGCGGCCGGCGCCATCGGCATCACCGTGGTGCCGTGGCTCGCGGCGGTCATCATCTCGTGGGGGTGGTGATGACAGAGGCACAACTCGGCGAACTGATGCGCGCACAGGCTCTGAGAGAGGGCCACAGGGCGCTTCTCCCGAAGACCGACACGCAGGCCGCATGGCAGTCGGAGCAGGCCCACGAGCGCCGCCAGATGCTCGAGGAGGCCATCTTCGAGGTGCTGCGGAAGGCAGACCGCCCGCTGGTCCTGAGAGAGATCGTGCAGGCGGTGGACCCCAGCAAGCATGACGCCATCGGGAATGCTCTGCGGCGGTTCAAGGCGTCGGGCGTGGCGCGCACGGTCTACATCCCCGACCGCATGGGGAAGACCAACATCGGATGGAGGCTCGCATGAAGCTGGTCGTTTTGACTGTCGTCGCAAGCACAAGCATCACCGCCGACACAGGCTACGTTGGCATTTACAGGGACATGGACGAATGCAAGCAGATGCAGGATATCTACATCACCCACCTCGACCCGACCGCGATCATGGTGTGTGACCCCGTGACCAAGAAGCAGCCGGTGCTGATCCCGCCGCCGAGGCCGGATGGCCTGCGTGTAGCGCGTCAGCCTGTGCTGATCCCACCAATGAGGCCGAGCAAATGACCGAGGAGCAGATGGAGCGTATCATCATCGAGGCGTTCAAGGTGGTGTTCAGGAAGATGAGGGAGGGGAAGCTGTGAGCGACAAGCACGCACAGATGCGAGAGATGGCGCGCGACCTGATACGTGACAGCGTGATCGAGGACGCCATCGCGCAGAGGATCGCGCAGATCGTGGAGTTCATCCACGAAGAGCGTATCAAGCCGCTGCAAGAGCGGGTCGAAATGCTGGAAGAGCAGGTCGGGGCGCTGGAGTATGAACGTGCGATGGATAAGATCGCGGTGATTGAGGGAGACGCGCCGGAGAAGCGGGTGCACTGGGCGAATGACTATGGCGACATCAACTGGGTTGGATATTGGAATGACACTCGCGAGGATGCCGACGAAATTGGAGGGAATGGCCGCATCGCCGTGATCCGCCGCGAGTGGGTCGAAGGCCAGCCGCCGCAGTATTTCACGGAGGAGGTGTGATGACCAAGAAAAGCTGCCCGCTGGGCGAGGACTGCGACCTGACGATTGCGTGGATGAAGAAGGCGGAAGACGCGCGCGACAAGATCAAGGAACTTGAGGCTGAACTGAACCTGATGAAAACGTCAGGGATCGCAGAGGTGGCCGTAAGAAACCCAAGCGTCATGGAATACATGAAGCATTGGGAAGGCCGAGCAGAAACGGCAGAGGCCAAGCTGGCGAAGGCGGTGAAGGATTTGAAAGGTTGGCTAGAAGTGTCCCAACATTGCACAATTGAGGATGGCGTCTGCTGGTGTGGGGAAGACATGAAGAACCACCGCAATTCGACGAACTACGCGCATTCACCCGTGGATCACGGCGCTTACGTTGCTAGACGGTTGGCAGAAAGCACCCGCGCCACGCTGGCCGAGATTGAGGGAGGCAAGCCATGACCGACAACGATCTGGTGAAGCGGCTGCGAAAGCGGCAGGAGTTTGAGTTTATTGACGGATACAAGCGCATTGAGTGGGAAGATGATGATGCTCTCGAAGCAGCCGACCGCATCGAAGTCCTGACCGAGCAGCTAGAAGCGGCCCGCTTGGATGCGAAGGAGGCGGAGGCGTATTCGGTGTGGCTGGAAGGAAAGTTGGCGAAGGCGCGAGAGGCTTTGAAGGAGGCTTGGTTCATGCTGACTGTGCCGCATCTTGATTACGAACCGGAGCCGGAAGAGCCGGGATTGCGGCGCATCAAGACCACTCTCGCAGAACTGACAGGAGACAAGCCATGACCGACACCGACCCTGTGAAGCAAGCCCTAGCAGAGTTGCAAGACCTCGTTCGCTGCCGCTGCCATGAAGCCTACAAAGGTCGCGGGCTGCACGATCCTAACTGCCACTGCGACAGCGCCGACGCTGTGAAGGTGGTGGCCGACGATCTTGAGACGCTAGACAAAGCCTGCAAGGAATGGGCTGACGTATCACAGCGAAGCTATCAGCGCGGCAAGGCGGCAGAAGCCAAGCTAGAGATGGCTGTCTTTCTTCTCACGGATGCGATGGTGCAACTCCGCGAAGGCAAGATCAAGCAGCGGCGCAATCGGGCTGACATCATTGATCAGATGCTAGAGGAATGGAGAAACGAATGACCGACGACCAACACGCCCGCCTGCGTATTCTCGCCCGTGCCGCCGAGGTAACGGGCGGCGAGCGGCAGGATAGCTACGGCCCCGTCAAGATGAACCTGCAACGGATCGCCGACCTCTGGACGGCCTATCTCGACTGCGGCGTGAAGCTCAGGCCAGAGTCTGTCGCATGGATGATGGTGCTGTTGAAGGCAGCCAGAGCGGAGGCAGACGGCTATCACGAGGACAACTACATCGACGCGGCGGCCTACGCTGCCATCGCTGGGGAGTGCAGGATAGATGAGTGAGGACGACATCGTGAAGCGCCTTCGCCATCTAGGCGATCATGCTTCCTTCGAGCCGCATATGCACCACGCGGCGGCCGATCATATCGACGACCTTCGCCGCCAGATCCAAGACCTGCATCGTCAGGTCAACTATTGGATCGCAAGCAGCAAGCATTGGGAGAAGCTGTGGGAGCAGGCGGCCAACCGCGTGATGCAGCTAGACCCCGCCTTCGACACCGTGTTCAAGACCAGCCCTGAGAAGGTGAAGGCGCTGCGGGATGCCATCGAGGACTGGCACGATGGCGACTGAGGGCATCCCGCATTTCAACGCGATGCCGGTCGTCATCAGGGGAGAGCATTACCCTTCGCAGCGGGCGGCGGCGGCGGCCCTTGGCGTCACGCAGTCGGCCGTTAGTCGGATGCTGACGAACAAGGGCGAGCTGTCTGCCTGCGGCCTGCGCAAGTATGGGGCGCCCGGAAACAGGAATGCGGCTCGCGCGCTGACGATCGGGCCGCTGACGTTCGAGAGCAGGACGAAGGCCGCCGAGGTTCTCGGCATCACCCGCAATCAGATCAGCCGGTGGATCTCGAAGCGGGCGACACCCGGCCAGCGGGAGATGCTGCTCGCCGCCGTCATGCGGCTGTCGATGAAAGAAGGCCCCCGCCGGAGCGAGGGCCAGTTTCACAGGGAGAACACATCACCGGGAGGACGACGGTGATGTCTTATCCTTGCGCTCTTTCTCGATCTTGGCAAGCGTCCCGTAAACGTAGGCGTCCTTGCGCTCGCCCTTCAGCCCCATCTCTTTGGCCCGCGCCATCAGGCTGCGTTCGATCTTCTTAGGCATCACCCTTCTCCCTCGTTCCTGCGACTGATCGCCGCTGCCTTGCGCCTAGCATCCGCCTTCGACGATGCGCCCCACGCCATCAGGGATTTCAGCAGCCGCGTCGGTCGTCCTTTCTCGTCGCGCTCGGGGCCTTCCATAGCACCCATGCGGGCGAGGAATGACGCGCGGCGAGGATTGTCGCCGGATTTCACGGGGGCCTTGAGATCAGAGCCGGGATTTTCGCGCTCGTAGCTGCGACGACCCTTCTCGTTCAGACCGCCGCTTTCGGACTGACCCTCTTTCCTTTGCCAAGCAGCGGTCTTAGCCATCTTTCTTCTTCTCTTTGAACCCGCCGACCTTGCGCTTCATCATGCTGTAGGTCTTCGGATCAACGGTGCTTTCGGACTTGGGCCGGCTGGTGCCCGCTTCCTTGCGCTTGGCGATGTTAGCATAGAGGCCGGGTTTCACATCAAGCTCCATGTCTTTGCTTTGTCAGCATTCTCGTGATACCTATAGCACACCATGAACCATGAATCTATCGGTCGCGCCGGAGAGTTCTTGGTGGCCCATCATCTTGAGATGGCGGGCCTGCGCGCGGTGCATGCTGATGTAATCGGCCAGGATCTCTGGGTGCGAACGGTGTCGAACCGCATGGTCACGGTGCAGGTAAAATCCACCGCCAAAGCGATAGAGCAGGACGGCAGGTTCTACTACACGTTCTATAACGGCACCCACATCTGGCGCGCGGATGTCTACGCTTTCGTCGCCATCGACGTTGGCCTCGTGATCTTCGAGCCGACCATGCTCAAGCGCCGCAAGATCCAGCATCACGAGTTCACCCGAGAGCGGATGCAATCTTCGATAGCACAGTTTTTTTACTGACCATCGACAGGGCAACCTCAAGCGTCTCCTCGTTGCGCCGCAGCCAGCCCCTGCCGAATGTGGCGAAGGTGTTCAGGTTGCGGTAGAAGTTCTCGCGCATGATCGCCATCTTCTTGATAACGACGCGCGCATCCATCTTCTTGACCGCCGCCACGGTGGCCGCGCCCACAGCTCCGTCAGCCTCGACGCCAGCGATCCGTTGCAATGCCTTCGCCGCCCGCCCGGTGCCGCTGTTCACGGCCCAATCGAAGACAGCCCAATCGACACCGCTCGGCAGCTCGTCGCCACGCACGCGATCCCAGTACAGCTTCTTGTACAACGGGGCGACATCCTCGACCGTCAGCTTCTTCATGGCGTCCTTGCCAGCAGGCTTGCCGATCCATTGCTCCCACACCTTGCGGGTGACGCCGAGGTTCGTTTCGCCGCCGGGGTCTTTCGGATGGTTCACATAGCCGCCCTCGTGCTTCAGCAGCATCTTGAGGCACTCGTCGAAGTTCTCTTTCATTTCTTCCTCCTGAACAGTCCGATGAATCCGCGCAATATTTCTGGCGGGCTAGGTGCCATCCATCCGATCATAAACGCGATCCAATACCAGATTGGGATGTCCGCAAAATTGTTGATCGTGACGGTTTCGACCGACGCGGCCTCGATCTGCTTCGTCTCCGTGATGATGTCCCGGCCAACCTCTGTGCGCTCCTGATTGGCTACAACTTGCTGGGTGTTCTCCTTGCCCGCCTGCACGTTGGCCGCAACATTCGGACCGCCGCCGCCCAGCATGCCGAGAGGCAACGCCCCGCAGCCCGTCAGCAGGATCGCCAGCGCCAGCGCCTTAGCCTTCATCGCCCCGCTCCCTTGTCCTGACATACGCGCTGGCCCCCATGAACGCCGCCACCACGCCCATCTGCGCCGTGTAGAACATGGTCATCAGCCCGCTCAGAGCCTCGATGCGGTCGGTCGGCAGGATCGGCAGGATCAGCGCCAGCGTCAGCGCGACCATGCTGCCCATCGCCACCCATGCCATATGCCGCTGCTGGTCCTGCTGCTTGTCCCAGTTCTCGATCCTGAGCAAACGCTCGTGCTTCCCGATCTCGCCGTTGGTCACAACCCCGTCGCCATCCAGATCGGCCACGTCGAGGATGCTGTCAGACTCCAGCCGCTTCGGTGTCATAGCTGCCCCTCGACGACAAGCACACCTTGGAACGAGGTGCTAACGGCATTGACCTGCTGCTTCGAGCAGATGGCGCGCGTCTCAAGATCCGTCTTCTCTGGCAATGCAATCGCATTGTCGAACACGAAATCGATGAACTTGTTGTTGAGCGTCACCTTCGCCGCCGTCGAGAACAGCAGGCCGTGCAGCCGATACATCAGGCGGGCCGTGATGTAGGCAGAGCTGTCAGACCCATGCGAGACGTTGCCGCGCGTGACGTACAGAGTGTGGCCCAGCGGCACCGTGTAGAGTCCCTGCTCGGTCCGGTTGTTGCCGTTGATGATCCGCGCATAGACGTTGGCAGGAACGCCAGCCGTTACAACGCCCGTTCCAACATAGATGCTGTCTGCCACCGTGCCCGTCAGCGCGTAGGCGGCATTGATCCGCAGATAGCTCTTCGTCGTGCTAACCGCCGTCTGCCCGTTGGTCGTCACCAGCTCGGTCTGCTCGCGGTAGTTGGCATCCAGCCCCAAGATGGACACCACCGCGTCGGTCGATGCCGAGCTGCTGGAAAGCGTCATCACAGACGCAGACGATGGGTAAGCGTAGACGCCGCCGTGATCCCACACAGTCTCCTCGACGTTCTGCACATCCGGGTTGAACCCGAACACAAACACTGGCCGAGCGTTGGCGATCTTGCCTGCGCCCATGCGGATGCCGAACGGGATTTGGCTGGCCCGCTGCCATGTATAGAGCGCCTCAATGTCCGTCGTCATGCGTTGTTCTCCAGATAGAGCCACGCCAGCACCGTCACGAATGCCGTCACGCTGGTGACCATCAGCGCGATCAGCAGGGCCGACACGATGGCATCCTTGATCTCAGCCTTGCGGTGGACGTGATCCGCGCGCTGCTTCCTGACCGTCGCCTCGATGCGCAGAAGCTCGTCCCACGCAGACTGCCCATAGCTAAATTGGATATACTGCCGGAGCTGCTCGCGCTGGCCCTCAGCCTGTTTCTTCGCGGCGAAGATGGCGACGGCCTCTTGCTGCACGCTGCCGCTGAATGTCTTGTACCACGGCGGATCTTGCACCCGGCGTTCGAGGAACTCCAGATCACTGATGGCCCCCGCCCACTCGGCGAGCTGGCCGCCCATGTCCTGAAGCTCACGCCCGAACTCGATGCCGCGCTTGATCGCGTTGAAGGCCGTGGTGGCCGCTGCGATGATCGTAACTGGGTCCATGCCTCAGCCCTCCCTGCTGGGGCAGGATACCACATTACCAGCGAGAGGGGTAAATGCCGTTCACGCAGATGACGTGCCGCATCCCTTCCGCATCACGCGCCTTCGTGTCGGGCAGCTTGAAGGTATGCACGCCGTCGCCGCCGTAGGTCGTTCCGAGGATGCTGAAGAGAGCAGGATTCTGCGCGATGTCTAGGATCTGCCCGTCGCAGAACATCCAGTTCCTCGGAGCAAAAGAACCCGCGAACAACATCACCTGTCCAAAGTAGCCTTCCATGTCTCACCCCATCTTCATCAGCACAGAAACTAGCAACATAATGATCGTGCCCGCCGTCCCGATCAGGATCGTCTCGATGCGTTTGATGCGGATGAACACCTCGCGGAACTGGACATCCACCTCCGTCTGCAAAGAGGCGACATCCTTCTCAAGGCCGTCGATCTTCGGCTCAAGCCGGTCGAGGCGCTGGTGAGCTGCGGCGACAGTATTCATCCTCTTCACTCCGGTTTCTCAGGCCAAGTCACGTTATGCGGGAAGCCCGGCTGGCTCGTGATGTCGCGCAGGCTTTGACGATAGATCTCCCATGCAGCGGGGATGTTCGTGCCCTTCTCGGTGTGCATGATGACGATCCAGTCTGTTTGCTGAAGCATGTGGTCACGCTCAGAACGAATAGATTGAGCCTTCTCCCGTGTGCGAACCTCGGTCTCTTCAGCGGAGGCATCTGTGATGTCCCAGACCTGCGTCCACGTCCCGTTGATCTGCTGCGGGGTGCCTTCGTTGACGTTCTTGGTGTGATTTGCAACAGGGCGTTCAACAGGCGTCAGAGGATAGACACCATAGGCTGCAAGCACTGCATCAGGGATGTTCTTCGGGAAGCTGACTTGCGGGTTATCACGGCGCAGTTGCCCGATTGAGTATTTCTCAGGCTGGCCGTTTGTGAGTTTAACGTGCATTTCTTACTCCAGTTGGCTGCGGATGACATCAAGCATGATCTGCGCCTTGCGTTGCTCCAACACAGACGAAGCAAGAAGGTTTTGCAGATGCTCCTTGAAGGGCTGTAGTTCTGCGTCGTCTCCGATTTTGACGATAGCAAGTCGGAAATTGTCGATGTTCACCTGATACTCAGTCACCTCCTTAATGCGAGCATCAAGGGCGGCAGTCAGGATTTCTTTTTTGTAGTCGGGGTTCATTTATATTTCCGTAAATATAGCAGTATTACCAGTGCCAGTAGGCAATGTTGCGGGGTCGCTAAATTTAGCGCCAAATCCACTGCCGCTCCAAGGATAAGCTGCGATATATGGACTATTTACATGGGCCATAGCTATTGCATCTCCTGTTTTTGAAAAAGACAATCTCCCCACATTACCTGCGGGCAATGTTGCTGGGTCGCTGTATTTAGACCCAAATCCACTGCCGCTCCACGGGTAAACAGTAATGTACGGCGAAGTAGAATGGCCTACTGCAATATCGTCTCCAGAAGGAGAAAAAGCAACACCGCTGCCTAGCCCGGCGGGCAGAGTCGAAGGATTGCTAAACTTAGACCCAAAGCCACTGCCACTCCACGGGTAAGCAGTAATGTACGGTGAAATTTCATGAGCGACGGCTATGGCATCGCCAGAAGGAGAAAAAGCAACAGGTCGACCGTTCCCGGTAGGAAGTGTGCCGGGGTTGCTAAATTTAGTCCCAAATCCACTGCCACTCCACGGGTAAGCGGTAATATACGGCGAATTAGAATGAGCGACGGCTATGGCATCGCCAGAAGGAGAAAAAGCAACCATGTTCCCAGCGCCTGTAGGCAATGTTGCAGGGTCGCTAAACTTAGACCCAAAGCCACTGCCACTCCACGGATAAGCGGTGATGTACGGTGAAGTCGCATGAGCGACGGCTATGGCGTCTCCCGCTGGGCTGAAGGCAACGCCAATACCTGTACCCGCTGGTAATGCTGCTGGATTGGTAAATTTAGTGCCGAAACCACTATCGCTCCACGGGTAAACAGTAATATACGGCGAAGTGGCGTGAGCTACCGCTAAATAATCCCCGGATGAGCTAAAGGCAGCACCAATGCCATTCCCCGTAGGCAAAGTTGCTGGGTTGGTGTATTTAGACCCGAAGCCGCTAGTACTCCACGGGTAAGCAGTAATGTACGGTGAAGTTACATGAGCGACGGCTATATACTGTTTCTTGCCAGCAGCAGTAGCCGACAATGCTTTCCAGTTAAGCGGCATCACGCATCTCCCACGCGAGCGCCGTAAACCTGACTTGATACTTTCCACAACGTGATGACTGTATATCCGCTCGTGTTCAATGTAGGTGCAACACCGCCATCAGTTTTCCACACAACACCAGAGCCACCCCATGTAGCATCCGTCCATGTCAGCGTGTAGGCCGTGCCATCGTCCACCATCAATGTCACCGCCTCACCATCAGCAAAGTTCGTGGCCTTCGGTGTGCGGGATGCGCCCAGCGTGATGAGCTGAATGGAGCCGTTGCCGGGATCGATCTCGAAGGCGGCACCATCGGAGATGGTGTAAACATCTTCGAGGATCGTGCCAGTGATGGCCGGATCAACCAGAGTATTGCTGAACGCTAGATTGCCAGAGCCATCCGTTTTCAAGAACTGGTTGGCCGTGCCATCAGCCGCAGGCAGCGTCAGAGTGAAGCTCGACGACACCGTGCCGGGCGCTTGCAGGGCGACATACTGCCCGCCGGTGGTGTCTTGCAACCGCAGATCGCCGGTCGCCGTGATGTCAACCTGGGCGAAGGTTACGTTGTCCGTGCTGCCGACGCCTAGATTGTCTCGTGCCGTAGCCGCATCAGCAACATCCGACAGATTGTTCGATGCCGACAGAAATCCCGATCCCGGCGTGACGCCAGTCTCCCATGCCGACCCGTTGTAGACCTTCAGCAGGTTTGACGAGGTGTTGTAGAACAGGTCGCCCGTGTCGAGGCTGGTGACAGGATCGGTATTCCCGACGCGATATTTTTCCGCGAAGGATGTCACGCCCGCCACATTCGCGGCCACCGTCGTCACGTCCGAGCTAATCCCGGCGACGGTCGTCACAGCCGCAGAGATGCCAGCCACGGTCGTCACGTTGGCGCTGTTGCCTGCGACCGTCGTGACGTTGGCAGAGATGCCAGCCACGGTGGTTACGTTCGCAGAGATGCCAGCCACGGTGGTGACATTCGACGAGATGCCCGCGACGGTCGTCACATCAGCCGAGATCCCGGCAACCGTGGACACATCCGCGATGGCAGTCGCCACCGTGCCGATGTCTGTCGCATCGCCAGCAACCGCCGTCACATCCGCCGAGATGCCAGCCACCGTCGAAACATCCGCCGCGATGCCTGCCACGGTGCCGATGGTGTCGGAGCCTGCCAGATCCGCAGCCACCGTCCCGATGTCAGTCGCATCCGCAGCCACGGCGGTCACATCCGAGTCAATCGCGGCAACCGCGCTCACATCAGCGGCGATCCCTGCCACGGTGCCGATGTCCGTTGCGTCAGCCGCAACCGCCGTCACATCGCTGTCGATGGCCGCAACTGCGCTCACATCCGCCGCGATGCCCGCCACCGTGTCAATGTTTGTCTGCTCTGCCGGGGACGGTGCCGTGAACTTCCACGTCGTGTTGCCGAGATCGTAGACCTTCAGCCGGTTGTCGGTCGTGTTCCAGTAGAGCGCGCCGTCGATCAGCGTGTTGCCGTCATTGTCCGTAGCCGGATCGCTGTTCTTCGCGCCGAGGTAGCGGTCGTCGAACTGGTCGTAGAGCGTCGTGAACGCGCTGACATCCAGCAACAGATCCCACTTGGCGACATCAGCATTCGTCGAGATCGGCAGCGTGCCGGTCGAGGTGTGCGCCGTGTTACAGAAGTAGAGGTTGTCGTTGCCACCATCCTTCACGATGTCGCGCTGGTTGTAGGCGGTGCTGGCAGCCCAGTTGCCGCGATAGGTGCCAAGCTCCTGCGCGATGCTGAGATCGCCAGCACTGTCAAATGCGAAGATCTTGTTGGCACGGGATGCGGCAGAGATCGTGAACTCGGTGCTGGCGATGGTGTTTGTCTTCGACGCCTTGATCGAGCGGTTCAACGTCTCCTGCTGTTGCTGCACCATGAACGTCAGCTTGTCGAGCGCGGCCTCCACGCTGTCAGCCGGGAACGGATCGTTGGGCACGATGTCCAACTCTTGGATCAGATCCTGCTCGCGGATGATGACCAGCGTCTCGCCCGTGGCAGGGGCCGTGAGCATGGTGACGTTGCCGCCGCCCGCGTTGCCGACACCGCTGACAGTGTAGTGCGTCGTGATCGTCTTCGTCGTCTCGGTGCCGTTGGCAGCCCGGATGATGACCGTCAGATCGTCCTCGTCGAAGATCTTGAACGTGTAAGCGAACACGGTCGTCGAGCTGTTGCCCGCGTAGCTGACCTTGTTGGTGCTGCTCGATACGGTCATCTCATCTCACCTCTCATGCGGGCCTGCGCCACCGCCCGGTCACGAATAGCCGCCGCCAAATTAGCATGCTCGGGCATGTTCAGCAAAACCTGAAATGCCTCGTTCATATAGGCTTGCTCGATGCTGGCGATGTAGCTGACGCGCTCGATGTCCGTCAGCCTGGTGTATTCCCGGTTGGCCCGCGAGCCGGGCGTCATAACCGCCTCCAGCGCCTCGCGGAATGTCAGCGAGCCGAAGCCGCGGATCGGGCGGGCCGGCGGCTCGACCTTTCCAAGCCGCACCCAATCGGCGATCGCGCCCGCCGTCAGCCGCACGCCGTCCTTCGCCTCCGGGTTATTGAGCGGCCACTTGCGCGTCATCGATGTCAGCCGCATCAGTTCCATCTCGACAGGGCCAGGCTCTTCTCCAGGCCGGATGCGGATGCCCGAGAAATTGTTGAACACCGCCAAGCCGGGGTTCGTATCAAGGCGAACATCAGCCTCGCCCATCACGTTGCCCAGCGTGTCGTAGACGACGGCATTCCGATCGCGCTCGTCGCGGAAGAAGCTATCCTTGGATTGCAGGGCGTCGAGCGTGCTGGCAAACTTCCTGATCGCGTCCGTCGTGCTGCCCTTCACCATGCCGACCATCGCGTAGTCGGGCGAGCCGTCGGGCAGCGCATAGACGTACGACCCGTCCTCGTTGCGCGTCAAGATGTCGTCCATCGTGTAGTATTGCAGATCCGGGTCTGGCTTCGTCACCGTGGGGTCGAAGGCACGCTGGATGGCCCGCTGGAGCGAGCTGACGGGCGACGGCACACCGACGATGGTCGCCGCCTCTGCCGGGCTGCGGAACAGGCTGGTGAAGTCTGCGCGCCCGGCGGCGGCCGCCTCAAGCATGCTGACGACATCGCCCAAGCCGGCCAGCATGGGCAGCTCTTTGTAGTAGTTCGCCGTCGCCCCCAAGGCAGCCGTCGCCAGATTGCTGGATGCTTCCGGGTCGCGGGTGATCGTCATGCGCTGCACCGTGTCCGCCACGATGCCGATCGCCCCGCCGACAGGCTCGATGCCCTGATAGCTGATGTACGTCAGCGGACCATTCGGCCGCCCGAATGCATCGTAGAGCGGGAGGTAATCTCCGTCCTTGTCCTTCGGAAACCCGTCGCCCCGTACGACAAAGCTGTAGGGCTGCCAGCCTTGCGCCATCAGCCGCTCGCGCAGCTTCTGATCCTGCGGCATGGCCCCCGTGATCCTGCCGTCTCTGACGCCCTCGGTGATGACATAGGCTCCAGCCGCGGCCACCGTGGCGCGGGCCAGGGCGAGCTGCTTCTGGCGGGGCGTTGCCAGCTCGAACGGGATGCCGAGGATCTCCGTCGTCCGCATGATGCTGTTGGTCGGCGCGGTCGCAAACGGCAGCAGGAACCGCCCGACGAAATTGCGCTGGAGAGCGCCGGTCACTTTGCCAAACGCGCCGAGATCGCTCTGCATCGTGTCGTATTTGGCCTTCACGTCGAGATCGTCGGCCATCGAGCGGGGGTCGAGCAGCATCATGCCGGCCTCGTCCAGCGCCTGCTCCTGCGTCTTGCCCTCGTTCAGCGCCGCCTGATACCGGCGGTTGACCGCGACGTAATGCTCGCCGCGCTGCGAGATCGTCTTCACGAACTCGTCAGCCCCGAGCAGCAGGCGGAACGGGATGCGCACCGATCGGCCAAGCGTGTTGATCGAATGCCCGAAGAAGTTGTCGGCTTGGCTCGAGATAGCGCCATAGGTTTCGACATCGAGCTTCGACGCGCTCGACGGCAGCTCCGTCCTGAAGGCGATTGATGCCGCACGCAAAGCGTCCTTGAAACTATCCGACCAGCCCTTCATGCGCAGGAGTGCGTCCTGCATGTAGACCTGATCCTCGGGGATCGGGCCGGTTCTCAGCACCCGCTGCGTCTGCCGGCTGATCGCCCCATACATGCCCGCGATCATTTCGACAGGGAGCTGATAGGCCATGAACGATGCGGTGCCGAGGATGTTGCGGACCTGAGACGCGGGCGAACTCAGCAGGCCGGCAAGGTAAAGCTCGTGGACGACCTCTTTCGTCTTCGACATCCAGCCGCGGCGGGCCATCTCGTTGACGCCCTTGAGGCCGTTCAGCTTCTGCACACGCAACAGGCGGTCGGCCAGCGCCTCGGTGCTTTCGCCCATGCCGGCGTCCGAGAGCATGCGCTGCGCTTCCTCAGACATGCGCTTGGCGTCCAACTCGCCGGCCACTTGGATCTTCATCGACTGCATGGCGCGAGCCATTTCAGTCTGCGATCCCTTCACCTGTAGCTGGATGCCAGCATGGATCGCGAGCTGGCGGCGGAAGGCAAGCCGATCGGCGGCCGTCGCTTGGCCCGACTTGACGGTGACCGCGAGATTGTTGAGCCGCTGCGCGCTCTTCACGAGCAGATCACGGGCGGCCAAAAGCGTTTCTGAGTTCAAAGACCCGTCGCCGATCTTGCGGGCCAGTAGTCGGCGGGTCAGCCCCAGCTCGTCGGCCGCCGCGATGGCTGCATCCCGTGTCGTCTCTTCGTTCGACCTCACGCCGCGGGTGATCTGTAATTGCTGGTCCTTGTACGTCTCGCCGAGCGCGGTGATCGTCTTCTTCACGTCGTCGGGCGTGTTGAGATAGTCGAAGTTGAAATCGCCGCCGTCCTGCAAGCTCTTGATGGAGCCGTCGAGGTTGTCGAGCATGCGATCGGTCATCGCCTCGTCGGCCAGCCCGGCCTCCGGCCCGAAGCCCTGCGCTTCCGCCGTGACACCGCGGCGAGATTGCGCGATCACGTCCGTCGCCAGCAAGCCGGCCTCTTCCTGCGCCTCTGCGGCCGCGTCCTGCGCGCTCTTCAGGATGTCCATGCCCTCAGGGCGAACAGCCTGGAAGCCCCGCTCGCGGAACTCCTGCACGCCCGCTGGCGACAGAACCTGCGGCGCGAGGGCTTCCTTCGTTGCCGTTTCGCTGAACTCGCCGGGGGCTTCCACGAGGCCGCGCTCGACCGGCGTGGGCACGCGCTCGGCTATCCTCGGCGACGGGCCTGGAACACCTGTCTGCGGCCGGACACGGTTCAGCAGCTCAAGGATGGCCCGCGTGCCGCCGCCGGCCACACGCATCTCCTGCTCAGGCCCCTTCGCAAACTCCGTCGGCGACCCGACGAGCGAGGCGCGCTGGAGTGCTTCCTGATCTTCCGCGAGTGCCGTCGGGTCGATAGCCATGCTTGCCTCTATTTCGCCTTGCGGAATTGCTCCGGCAGCTCTTCCTCAAGCTCTGCCCCGAAGACCTCGGGCGGCTCGCCCCAGTAGGCCAGCTCGATGTAGTTCTCGCGGGTCATGGGGATACCGAACTTGCGCATCACCGCCAACACGCCGTCTTCACTGCTGCCAGGTTGGCGGGTTGATTCCACCGGCTGCTTCATTGACCATCCTCCTCGCTTCGTCGATCTCGATCTCACCGTTGCGGTATCTGTTCCAGATGCCGTCGATTATCTGCGCGTTTCTTTCTGTCTTGAACGTGTCCGGGAACAACCCGCGCACGGCCTCCCAGGTGATGGACTGCATCTGCCGTGGCAATATACCACGCTCCTGCGCCGCGCGTCGATACGCTTCGGCATAGAGGCCGTAGTTTCCAGACACCCCGCTGACAGACGATCCCTTCGTCGTGCCGCGGCCGGCGACGGTGATGTTCTTGAAATTGTGGTCTACTTCCAAAGAGTTGCCAGAGAGCGGGCGAAGCAGGCCGGCGGCCACCGCATGCGTGTCGATCGTCACGTCGCCATATGGCGAATTGGGGTCGTAGATGTTGTTGTAGAAATTGCGAACCTTGTGGCGCTCGCCCATCAGCCCCGAGATCGTGCGCACGTCGCCGTTCGACTCGATCGAGCCGATGGCCTTGCCGATCTCGTTCAGCGACCCCCATGCGACCCGCGATGGCGAGCCGTCTAGGTTCGTGGCGACATCTAGGAAATCGCCCTCTGGCGACACGATGCGGTAATCCGGCGACGTGTAGGTCTGATCGTGCAGCCGGACGAACAGGGCGCGCAGGGTGTTCTGCACCGCTGGATCGGGGTCTGTGATCTGGTCGTAGGTTTTCCCGCGGATCACGTCGAGCAGCGGCTCATACTGCGGCTTGTTCAGCGACGGGATGTTGCGGAATGTCTGCTCCATCTCAGGCGTGAAGGCGAGCGGCGTGCCGCCCTTGGGCTTGACGACATCAAGCACCCGCTGCGCTAGGCTGACGTTCTGATACCAATCCTTCTGCGGCGAAAGCGCGGCCAGCGCCCCAGCGATCGAGGTGTCGGGGACGTTGTATTCCTGCGACCAGCGATCGGTGATGTTGCGCGCGCCGTCATACCAGAGCTGACTGCGCTGGCGCGTAGCTGCCGGCACCTGATCGTGCAGATAGAGCAGGTTGTCTTTGACATGCGTGATGAACTGCTCGGCGGTTTCATCCACCGATGCGGCTGGGTTGGGCCGCATGTTGGGATAGTCGCGGGTGATGTTGACGTTGAAATCGTAGACCTTCGGATCTCTCTTCAACTCATCCAGGCCGACGATCAGCTCGCCCGTGTAGGGGTCTTCTGTCGCCTTGGCTGCGGTCGGGAAACGGGTAGAGATCCGCCCCGGCAGGCCGCCTAGCGTTGGCACTGCCGCCGCCTGCTCGCCCTCGCCCATCAACCGGCCCGCAGCGGCCAGCGCACGATCGACAACCGGGCCGACAGGGTTGCTGTAGAGCGTGCTGCCTTCGCGGGCGATGCGGGCCTGAGCTTCCTGCCCCAGCTCTTCGATCGTCTGCCGGATGCCGGGGATCGCCCCCCTCATAGCGCGCCCGCCGGCCGCCGTCAGCGGGATGGCCTCGAGGACTGACAGGCCGGCCTCCAGCGCGCCCAGAGCGGCCGTCACGTTGTCGCCGCTATCCAGACCGCGGGTGAATGTCTGATAGCCCTCCTGGCCGCCGTAGACGGCCCCCAGAGGCGTCAGGTCGGCCAGCCCTATGCCGAGATCTCGCGTGGCATTCGGGTTGCCCACGACGCTCTCAGCGAGCTGTCGGGCGAAGAACGGATCTGCTCCGACACCCTCGAAGATCTGGCGCAGGACATCTGCGTGCCCTTCGCGGATGGTCAGATCGCGCGGCTCAATCGTGCCCGTGCCGGCGGCGGCAACCTCTTCCGGCGTCATCTGCGGGCGGGCTGCACCCGGCGGCAGGGCCGGCGCAATGCCAGCCGCTTGCAACTCAGGCTCCGTGAAGCCGGCAGCCAAGTAGTCCTCGTACACGCGCGGCATCTCTTGCTCGAATGCGCGGATCTCGGCCGTCCGATCCGGCTGCGTCCAGGCGGCGGTCGCCTCATCAAAAACTTGATCCGGCGGCTGCTTGCCGACATCCTGCGGCGGCACGGGGTCGACGACCTTCTCCTCGCCGATCTTCGTGTAGCCGCCCGACGGCAGGCGCATCAACACGTTGTTGACGCCGCGCTGCTTGTCGTACTGGATCTGCTTGTTTTTGAGCTGCTCCGGCTTGATGCCCG